CCCCTGAGCAACACCAACCGCTTACTCTTTCGCCTTCGCCCGATACTTCTTCGTACGCTGTGCCGTCATAAACTTGCTACACAGGGTCTTCATCTGTTCGTGGTCTGCCCTCGCTTTTTCCAATGAATCCATAAAGCCCGTCCATCGCTTGACCCATTTGGGGTCTTCGGGATTCTCACCTGTGGAGGCCTCGGTAAACGCCTTGAAAGCCTCCATCTTTCCTTCGAGAAAGGCACGAACGACCGTCGCGGCAGGCCATTGTTGTCGGTCCTCTTTCTCCACCAGCGATGCGTTTTTGTCATAGCATAATTTGTTATGACGAATACGACGGAGATTCTCTACAAAGGCGGTGATAAGTGGGAGAGCATCCGCTTCCGAACGTCCCTTGACCGAGAGAACGAAGGTGGCCCAGTCCGTTTCCCAGGTAGGCAGGAGAGACATGTCGTTGTTCTGCTCGCAAAAGGTTTTGTATTCATTCTCTTGATGGTGCTGGATGGCTCGGTAAATGATGGAGGATTTCCATTGTTTCGGAATGTTGGTCTTCTTTTGTAGCATGTTGGTAGTTTCTACAGAATCCAATGGAACGGGAAAGAGAGTTGTCTGTAATTTTTTACGGGAACGAGGGATACGAGGTGATACATGAGAAGATGATATAGAGGACATCTCCTTCTCATTGGTAGATTGTAGTTCTTCTTTCACTTCATCCGATATCACAGAAGCTGGTTCTATTTCTTTCAGAATAGATGGAAGGGAGAGAATGTAGTCTGGATTTGCTGCCAAATGATTTAGTTCTTTAACATATGCTTTTGCATGTTCTAATTTTGTATTGATGGAAACCGCATTGGATTTTGTAGTGGCCCATCGTCTTGCGCGTAATTGTTTCGTTTGATTCGTAACAATTCCTTTTTCTTTGTCTCTCTGAATTGGATGTCCCTCCACCGTAAAGTACTCTCTGTACCCGTTTTCAGATTTTCCTACCTTTTCCTTATAATACACTACAAAGATTGGTAGTTTTTCTTCATTTAATTCGGCAGGAAGGTCTTTTGCCGAACGATGACGACCCACTTTATCGCGATTGGCATTTTGGATAGATTGTGATACAATACGAAGGTTTTGTAGCCGATTATCAAGTTTATTACGATTAATATGATCGATCGATGGACCCTCTTTACCATACCCATAATGATTCATAAGAACCTGATGTAACGTCAGACATGTACTTTTACTATCGACCTCTGTATGACATCCAACATATCCTGTCTTCATTCCATACCATGATACCTGTTTTCCATTTATTTTTCGTATATTTTCCAATACATTTCGATCAAGGATAGTAAATAATCCTGGATTACAGTACATGAGTGCGCACTCATTGCCCTCATTGTCTCTTGCATAGTATCCCCAATTTTGCTCCACACCTGCTTTTTGACCACGAGTATTTACAATCCCTTCAAATCGGTCACCTTTTACAAACCCACTTGGAATCTCGTATGTCATTTCCTTTCTGAATACCACCCTGTTGTATGCTTTAAGTCTTCAATTTTATATGACGTTATCGTTCATAATATAAACCGTCTATTGTTTGCGTATCCTTGTCAGGGCATTCTCCTTCGCTCATTTACCTTATTTTAAGAGAAATGACTAAAGGATTTTTAATTTTTTTAATATGTAACAAATACAATAATTGTATAATATGATAATTTAGTTGCTGTAAGCCAACGTTGGCTCCATTCTTTTTCAAGAACCAAGTACGCTCTCCTCGTTCATGGGATATCGACCATGAAGGAATCCTCGTACTCGCCCTGTCTCCAGGGGGACGGACTTTATCTTATGCCATCTCAAAATGTGCTTATTGGTTCGCATCATTCTTCGTAGATGACCCACCGACATTAAGTCTCTGAACTGCACCCATAGATGAGCCGAGGCGTCATCTTTAGGGCTTGGCTGCGGATTGTCCCTATTCATCGGATTCTTACCATACCCATGAGTTTCCCCATGGTGTTGCTGGGCAGGTTTTTCAACCCCAGAACGGTACCGATGATTTGACAGGAGTTTCCCGCAATTTGACGGTGTTGCTTGCTTGACAGATAGTCAAGCCGATAAACAAACTTGCCACAGATTTTGCTGTGACACTTGGAAGCAAAGCAATACAGACGCAATCGTGGATTGCGTAATGAATTGGAGTATAAAACCCAAAATACCTCCCATGCCCGACATGATGCGGAGCACGTTGTAGTTAGTAGCATACACGCGCACCGACGACGACAGATTGGTGCCGACGGCGTTGTTCGACACGGTCAGCAGCAGCGTGGTGTTGTCGATACGTGACAAGTTGCACGTGCCGCTTGGCTGATGCTGCTCAGGCTGCAGGGCAAACGAGTACACGTTGATACCGACCGCTGGGATGTTGGTGTGGTGCTGGTATGGCTGGACCAAGTTGAAGTAGTGACCATCGCGTACCTGGAAGCGGTCGTGGCCGTTCAGCTGCAGCAGAGCGGTGATGACTGGGTTGCGACCCGCCATGCCCTCCACACGGGTAACCGAGTAGCCCGACTCCAGCACGGAGCGGTCCCACCAGTCCGAGTAGTTGAAGGGCTGCTGACCCTTCCATGGGTTGATGATGCTGTCGTCGCACGACACGAACGAGTCGCGCTGGACGACCCACACCAGCTCCTTGCATGGGTGGTTGAAGTTCAGCTTCAGCTTGTTGGCCGAGGAGGTGATGGACTCACCACCAGTGAACTGCAGGACATCAATCAGGTACTCGTGCGAGACCTGGGCGAACTTACGACGCTCGTCGGTGTCCAGGTAGATGTAGTCCACGTACAGCGAGGCAGCCGCCAGACCGCACTGGCCCACGCGGTTGCGGATGGCGTGGGGGTCGGCCGAGTTCGAGTAGTCCCAGCACAGGTTGTTCAGGGAGTTGAACTCCAGGTTGATGCGGACCTCGTGGTACTGCAGAGCAATCAGGGGCAGAGCCAGACCTGGGTTGCGGCAGAACCAGAACTGCAGCGGGATGTACAGGGTGTACATCGGGGCGCACGAGGTCAGGGCCTCGGAGGTCAGTGGCTCACCACCGTAGCAATCGTTGTCGCACGATGAGCCACCCTGGTACAGCAGGTTGGTCAGCTCTGGCACGTTGCCGACCATCTTGGCATAACCAGCCTGCTTGCCGGGCTCCTGAGTGAGCTCGTTCCAGATGTGCAGCCAATCACCGTAGTGCTTGTCAATGCGCTGACCACCGATCTCAATCTCGACGTAGTCGATGAGGTTGTGGCCGATCCAGTTCAACCAGCGGAACTGAGCACCCGAACCATCGGATGGCTGCAGAGCCACCTGAGGCAGAGTCGCCTGCAGATACAGACGGTGAATCAAATCACCATTGCGCTGAATGGTGCAGGTCACCTTCTTGCCGAAGTTCGGAGCACCGTTGAATGGGTTCTCAATGGACTCCATGGCAAAGTTGGTGTGACGACGGTACACCACCTTAAAAAAGGTAATCTGAGGGTTACCCGTCAAGTAAACGTCTTGGGCACCATAGGCCACTAGCTGCATTAACCCACCGCCCGTCATTCCTGTCGATTTTTATACTTAAAGAATAGAAAATATTTTAGTAGGTTACACACACGCATCCCTCGCCGGAGACCCACTCGAGCCAAAAAATTGATTCGCCGGAGCCTTACACTATATGCCAATAAATTCTGGTTTACCACAATGGCCACAGAGAAGCCCAAGTATCAGCGCAAGAAGTGCGAACACAACAAATATCCTTACACCTGTATTGACTGTAAAGGGGCCGGGATATGCGAACACAATAAGGTACGTACTGGCTGTAAGCTGTGTAAAGGAAGTGCGGTATGCATTCACGACCGTATGAAACAGTACTGTCGCGAATGTGGTGGAGCAAGTCTATGTGAGCACGGGAAGCGGAAAACACGGTGCGTGGAATGCAAAGGGGGAAGCATCTGCGAACATCAGAAGCTACGAAGCCGTTGTGTGGAATGTGGGGGTAAGGAAATGTGTGAGCACAATCGCCGACGAGAGGTGTGCGTTGAATGCGAGGGAAAACAAACCTGCGAACATGGCAAACGTCGTTCTCGCTGTGTACCCTGTGGCGGTTCGGACATCTGTCCCCACGGAAGGGATAAGAACTGGTGTGTCCCCTGTGCGGGCCCGAACATCTGCGACCATCAAAAAATACGTAGTCAGTGTGTAGAATGTGGAGGCTCGAAGATATGTATCCATCAGCGACGAAAACACATGTGCCTCGAATGTACGGATGCCTCTTACGTATGTAAGCACGGTCGGCAGAAGAACCATTGTTATCTCTGTACGCCAGACTCTGCGTGTCAGCACTGTAGGCACGTTCTTGTCCAAGATAAATCGCACTATTA